CTGTTACGCAAGCCAAGAAATTGGTTACAGCGCAGCAGCCCAAGGTGCTGTGACTCAAGCCACAAGCAAATCTACAGGCGTGACGCTGAATAACAGCGCTGGCCGCATCACAATGAACAACGCAGCATTGGCTGGTTCTACTGCTGTGTCATTTATTTTGACCAACAGTTTGATCTCTATCAATGACACAATCATTGTGTGTGTTTCAAGCAATACCACTGGTAGTGCTGCTGGGGCGTATACAACGTATGTGTCCTATTTGGCTGCTGGCTCTGCTTTGATTACATTGCGAAACTTGACTACGGCTACTTCATACTCTGAAGCTGTCATCATTAACTTTGCAATCATTCACGGCGCATCGTAAACTTTGCTTAACAAACGGGGGGCTTCGGCCCCCTTTTTGGGTATGAACATCTATTTAATGCACCCCGTCCACGGTACAAAAGTTGCAACTATGGAACTTGAGGCCGAGGGAGATGAACAAAATGGTTGGTCGCGGTACAATCCCGATGAACCAGCCCCAATTTCTGAATCAGAAATGAATGCGCTGAACATCAAACGAAAATACACTCGCAAGGCTGTAACCGAGGAAATCTAACATGGCAATTTACACCGCAGCAGACCAGATAAATCGGGCGCTCCGACTTCTTGGCATCCTAGCTGAAGGTGAAACGCCATCAGCGGAAACGTCTCAAGATGCTTTGGTTGCTCTAAACCAAATGATTGACAGTTGGAATACTGAGCGTCTTTCAGTTTTTAACACAATTGACCAAACATTTACTTGGCCTGCCGGTGAAATCCAACGCCACCTTGGGCCTAGCGGTGCGAGCATAGGCGGCTTTAATGGCATTCGCCCTGTTCTGTTAGACGACTCAACCTACTACCGCGACCCAGGCACTAACGTGTCTTTCGGCATCAAGTTTATTAACCAACAACAGTACGATGGTATTGCTGTTAAGACGGTAACTTCTACTTATCCACAAGTGATGTGGATCAACATGGAGTACCCCAACATTCAGATGACGGTCTATCCCAAGCCCACAAGGGATTTGGAATGGCACTTTATTTCGGTGCAGGAACTAGACCAGCCAGCTACATTGGCGACTCAGATTCTTTTCCCACCAGGCTATCTGCGTGCGTTTACCTATAACTTGGCAATGGAGTTTGCCCCTGAGTTTGGCGTTGAACCTAGCCCCCAAGTGTCTCGGATTGCAATGACCAGCAAGCGTAACTTGAAGCGCATCAACAATCCTGACGACATTATGTCTATGCCATATTCGCTGATTGCTACTCGCCAGCGGTTTAACATCTACGCAGGAAACTACTGATGAAAACGCCAATTCTTGGCGCATCGTATGTTGCACGCAGTATCAATGCTGCGGATAACCGCATGGTCAACTTGTTCCCTGAGATTGTCCCAGAAGGCGGCAAGGAGGCTGGATTCCTAAACCGAGCACCTGGCCTTAACTTTCTTCAGACAGTAGGCACCGGCCCTATTCGCGGATTGTGGGCGCACCAAACTAACGGCAGCGACTTCTACGTTGTGTCAGGTACAGAAGTCTATAAACTTACAGGGTTGACCGCAACGCCCACCAAGATTGGTAACGTATCGGGAACTGGCCCCGTATCTATTGCAGACAATGGCGCGGTAATCTTCTTTGCCTGTAACGGCCCTAGCTACACTTATTACGAACCAACTGGCGAATTCAATCAAATTACAGACGTTAATTTTGTTGGTGCTGTGACTGTGGCTTACTTGGACACGCAGTTTATTTTTAACGAACCAAACAGCCAGCGTATTTGGAGCGTGGACACCATCAACCCAGCTAATGGTGATTACATTTACCCGCTAGTATTTGACCCGCTTTACTTTTCTAGCGCCGATGGTTCGCCCGATGGCGTAGTTGCAATCAATGCAGACCACCGGCAGCTTTGGGTGTTTGGCACAGATTCAACTGAAGTTTGGTACAACGCTGGACTTGCCAACTTCCCATTAACGCCCGTTCAAGGCGCTTTCAATGAGATTGGCTGTGTAGCCCCATTCTCGGTCGCCAAGCTCGACAATACCCTGTTCTGGCTCGGTACAGACGCTCGTGGACAAGGCATTGTTTACAAGGCCAATGGTTACGGTGCTTTGCGCGTATCTACGCACGCTATTGAATACGCAATCGCACAATACGGCAATTTGCAAAATGCCCTTGCCTATACCTATCAGCAAGAAGGTCACGCCTTCTATGTGTTGACGTTCCCATCTGACAATGCTACTTGGGTCTACGATGTATCAACTCAGGCTTGGCATGAGCGTGCTGGATTTGAGGGTGGCAATTTTGTTCGTCACCGTAGCAATTGCCAATGCAACTTTGGTGGAAACATCATTGTTGGCGACTTTGCCAACGGCAACATCTACACGTTTGATTTAGATGTATACGCTGACAACGGGCAGATTCAAAAGTGGTTGCGCTCATGGAGGGCATTGCCTACCGGACAAAACAACCTTAAACGCACTTCCCAACATAGCTTGCAACTTGATTGCGAGACTGGTGTTGGCTTAAATGATGGTCAAGGTTCTGCACCAGCAGCAATGCTTCGTTGGTCTGACGATGGCGGTCACACTTGGTCAAACGAACATTGGCGAGATATGGGCGCTATTGGACAGTATGGCTATCGCACGATCTGGCGCAGGCTTGGTATGACGCTAAAGATTCGTGACCGTGTTTATGAGGTCTCTGGTACTGATCCAGTAAAGATTGCAATCATGGGCGCTGAACTGCTAGTTTCCCCAACGAATGCGTAATGGCTACACAAAACGTCAACCAAATCACAGCACCCCGTGTTGATCTCATTGATGAGAACACTGGCAAGATTCGCCGTGAGTGGTATATGTTTTTGTACAATCTGTACACAATTACAGGTGCTGGTTCAGGTATTACCCCAGTAACAAATGGCGGGACTGGACTAGGTACAATACCTACAAATGGTCAGTTGTTGATTGGCAACGGTGATGGGTATTCGTTAAATACACTTTTTGCAGGTACGGGAATTTCTATTGCCAACGGTGTTGGTAGTATTTCCATATCAAGCACGGGAGTGCAGTCTGTAACGGCTACCGCACCAATTGTTTCATCTGGTGGGGTAAACCCTAACATTAGCATTCCAGCGGCTAGTGCAAGTGTAAATGGATACTTGACATCAACAGATTGGAATACGTTTAACAACAAACAGTCTGTTGCTGCACCAGTTACTAAGACTGCTGATTTTACGGTTGCTGCAACTGACCTTTGGCTAATCAACAATAAATCAGGTTCAACCTGTATTGTTACCTTACCCACGGCATCTGCTTGGATTGGTCGTCAATTGATATTTAAAAATATGCAAGCGCAATTATTGGTGTCTGCATCAAGCAATGTTGTACCGTTAGACAGCACAACGGCTGGGACTGCAATCCTATTGAATGTGGTAGGAAACTGGGCGACAATGGTATCTGACGGAACTAATTGGGTAATTATGCAAGCAGCATCTAACAATAATTTGTTATTGGAGTGATATGACTGATTTGCAAATTGATATGCGGACTAAAGTGGAAGCGTTGCAAACTGAACTTTTAAAACTTCCACAGTATGAACCTATTACAAAGCATACTTTTCATGGTGGGATGTATTGCAGAGAAGTTTTTCGTGAAGCTGGTATTTTAATTGTAGGCAAGGTTCATAAAAAAGAACATTTTTACCTTGTTGCTGGTGGCACTGTAGCCATTACAACTGATGACGGCGTGCAAGTCATAACTGGCCCTCATTTGCTATGTAGCAAGCCTGGGACAAAACGTGCAGTTTATGCCGAAACGGATGCATTATGTATGACTTTTCACCGAGTAGAATCAAATAATGTAGAAGACGCTGAAGCTGAATTGGTAGAGCATGATCCTGAATCTATGTTTGGCATTGGCAATAAAGTCAAAATGAAGGAATTAACATGACATTCTTATTTGCAGCGGGTGGTGCAGCTTTAGGTGCTGCTGGAATTGGCGGTCTTAGTTTGGCAACGGGTGCAACTCTTGGCCTCGGACTTGGCTCTGCTCTCAATTCGTCTAGGGCTTCTGGTCAAGCTGCTCAAACACAAGCAGATGCAGCCAATCGTGTTGCTGATTTGCAAAAGTCACAATTTGAACAACAAATGGCTTTGCAGGAACCGTACAGACAAGCCGGTTTAACGGGACAAAATCGATTGATGGAATTGCTTGGACTTGGTGGGAATGCCGGTGCTGCGGGTTATGGCAAGTACGGCAGAGACTTTAGCATGGCTGATTACCAAGCAGACCCAGGTTACGCATTTCGATTGAGCGAAGGGATGAAGCAATTAGGCCATTCTGCTGCCGGTCGTGGTGGCGCTATTTCTGGTCAGACAATGAAAGGCATTCAAGACTATGCCCAAAACTCTGCCTCGCAAGAGTACAACAATGCGTTTCAACGCTATCAGCAAAATAGAACTAATCAACTCCAACCTTTGGGCAACTTAATGGCTTCTGGTCAATCTGCTGCTTCTAATCAAGGTTCTGCCGCAGGAAATTATGGAACGAATGCTGGCAACGCTTACATGGCTGCTGGTCAAGCAATTGGCGCTGGTCAAATAGGCCAAGCAAATACGTTGGCTAATGTTCTTGGCTCTACCGCAAGCGCATATCAAAATCAAACAAACTTTAATGATTTTTTAAATCGGCGTCAGTCTGGTGGAAACTATATGTATAGCGATCCTAGTCAAGTAGGCCCACCTACTTCAGCTATGAATCAATACCAATACCTCCCATAAGGAAAATAAATTATGGCAGATTTAAATGCACTAATTGCACAAGGCTATCAGCCTCAAGCGCCGGTTGATCCTTTTGCTCAGTATGCAAAGATGCAGCAATTGAATGTTGGCGAAAACCAAAATGCTTTGGCTCAGTACCAACTTGCACAAGCTCAACGCGCTGATGTTCAAGCAAATGCTTTAAATCAGGCTTATGCTAGTGGCGTTAATCCAGACACCGGTGAAATGGATTATGGAAAAGTTCGCAGGTCTTTGGCTGCTGGTGGCGCTGGAAGTCAAATTCCTAGCCTTGAAAAAACACGACTTGAGTACGAAAAATCAGCACTTGAACAGAAAAAATTGTTAGGTGAAATTGCATTGCAACCAGTAGCTTTGGCAAGAGCAACTACAGAAGCAGTAGACGCGCAACTAAAACAGTCTAAAGAACGATTGAATCAAATTGACCCATATAGCCCAAATGTTGGTCAACAATTATTGGCATGGCATCAGTCTAATCATCAAGGTTTATTGGGTGATACCCTTCGCGCCAATGGCTCAACAGCAGAACAAACACAGAGGGATATTCAAGCCGCTGTTGCGGGTGGGCCAGCAGCAATTGCTAAATTTATACAGCGTTCAACGCTTGGACAAACAGAATTTGAAAAAAGCATAGCGCCTGCTCCTGAAGCAGTTACAGATGGAAAGACTAAGTTCTTTATAGACAAGAATCCAAAAAGCCCTACGTTTGGTAGAAAGATTGGTGGCGAAGGATTTGCAGTAGGGGTTAGCCCTGATGTTTCTGCTCGATTGGCATTTGACCAACAAAAGTTTGCATGGGACAAAGCAAACCCAGGCTATCAACTTGAACAAGATGCAAACGGCAATTTCTTTGGAATTAACAAAAAGACTTTGCAAGCTACTCCCATCACGGTTGGCAATACGGCCCCTGCTGGCGCTGGTCGCGGCTCTGTTGGCATTACTGATGGTGGCGGTGTTCAGTTTGTTGGCAAATCTGCTGGACTGACTGAATCCCAAGGAAATGCTACCGCTTACGGTATGCGAATGAAAGAAGCCAATTCTGTTTTAACTGATCTTGAAAAGAAAGGTTTGACAAATACAGGAATTACCAAGGGAATTGTTGGTGGAACAGTTGGAATAATTCCATTGATTGGCGATAAATTGCAAGAAACAACAGGTTCCATATTTAATACATTGCCTGAAATCCTTGGCGGCCTTAGTCCTGAACAACAACAAATTGCTAATTCAAGAATTAATTTTATTACGGCACAACTTCGTAAGGAATCAGGTGCTGCAATTGGCCCATCAGAATTTGCAACTGCTGAAAAGTTATATTTTCCAAAGCCTGGAGATGCCCCATCTGTAATTGCACAAAAGCAAAAAGCGCGTGATTTGGCAGTTAAAGCAATGGAAATTCAAGCTGGGCCAGGTGCAAAAAACATTCAAGGATATGCGCCTAATGCAATGGGATCATCTTCTGATGACCCGCTCGGAATTCGGAGATGACATGGCAACAATAGCTGACATTCGCCAACAGTATCCACAGTATGCGGATATTCCTGATGTGCAATTGGCTGATGCGTTGCACCAGAAGTTCTATTCGGATATGCCGAAAATGGATTTTTATAAGTCAATCAATTTGACTGGTGCAAGTAAAATTCCTGGCAGCATTACGGGTACGCCCGCTGAACCAGAGCGTTCTCTGTACCAGCGTGCAATGGGCAACCTTGAGACAATCCCAGCATTAGCCGCTGGCGCTGTTGGCGGTGTGGTAACGCCGATTGCACAACTTGGGTATGAATTAACTCAAGGTAAAGCGTTTACTCCACAAGGTAAAGCTGAGGCTGCTCAGTTTGGGCAACAAGTTCAAAGTCAGTTCTACCAACCTCGCACTCCAGAAGCACAACGTAATGTCCAAGCCGTTGGGGAGGCTCTTGGTGGGGTTGTTGGCGTTATGCCCACGGGAATGTTGCAAACCGGCGCTACTTTGGCTCGACCTGCGATTAACCAATTGGCGGCTCAAGCAGCGCCCGTAGTTGCTCCAATGGTTGAACCCGTACAGAACGCTATGGCGGCGGCAATGCAACGTAAGCCAGCGCAAGTCATGCCTGGCATGGGCGCAGCAGAAACGGCAGCGGCAACAATGCGCCAAGAACGTGCACAACGCATGAACATACCTTTGACTAAAGGTGAGCAAGTGCCAGAACTTGGCTTACAACAGTTTGAATCTGACATTGTTAAGCGAAATCCAGACCTTGCTAAACCTTTGATTGATTTGAAGGAAACCCAGAAGAAAGCAATTGTTGACCAATTTGAACGGTTAGCAGGTCAAACGGGTGCTGAGTTTGCTGATCCAACTGCGTACAAAAAGGTTGGAAGCATTGTTGACAAAGCGTTGGTGGATGAGTACACCAAGAAATTTAACGCTTACAAAGCCAAGTACAACGCAGCAGATACTGCTGGCGAAACTTTGGAGCAGGTTCCGTACAACAATCTTGTTGACTACATTAACCAACAAACTCCAACCACTAGAAGTTCTTTGGCTCCTATCTTGCAAGATACGTTTGAGCAGTTAAAAATGAACGATCCTACGGGAACTGGGACAATATCAATTAGAGCGTTGGAAGACATTTATCAGAATATTGGCAAAAAATCTCAGCCAGGAACCCCCAATGCAACTTTTGGCAGAGACTTAAAAGGTCTGATTAACGACTCTACTGAAGGCGCTGGTGGTGATTTGTACCGTGAAGCTAGGCAATCACGTACACAACTCGCAAATGATTTTGAAAACAACTACCGTGTTGCCAAACTGCTTGGCACTAAGGCTGGTTATGCTGATCGTGCCGTTGCTCTAAGTGATGTGTTTGACCATATTGTTTTGGATGGCAGCTTGGAGGAAATGCGTACTGTCACTAAGTTGCTTAAAAAAGCTGGCCCAGAAGGTCGGCAGGCTTATGCAGAATTGCAAGGACAAACCATCCAGCATTTGAAAGATCAATTAACCAAAAACTCTAGCGGTCAATTGTCGTTTGCCAAGCTAAAAACTGCCATTGATTCTCTGGATCGTGAAGGTAAGTTGGACTATATGTTTGGCAAAACTGGTCGTGATACCTTGATGGATTTGAAATCAACTGTACAAGATGCTTTGGTTAAAGACCCACGCGCTATCAACTATTCAAACACGGGCAATGTTGTTTTACGTGGCCTTGACGCTTTGGCTGCAATTCGTTTTCCTGGCGCATCTACAGCAGCAGAAGTTGCTCAAAACATTGCACTAAAAAAGAAAGTTGCAGAATCCGTTAACTATAATGCCCTTGCGCCTGCTGGTCAAAAAACTAACGCACTTGCGCCTTAATTATTTTTACTTTGGGTGTAAATTATGGACTACCAGCAACTGTTAAACATTGGTCTTAGTGTTGCAATGGCAGTTACTGGCTGGTTTGCCCGTGAATTATGGTCGGCAGTCAAAGAATTAAAGTCTGATCTTGCTAAGTTGCGTGAAGACTTGCCTAGAGAGTACGTTGCTAAAAATGATTACCGTCAAGACATACGCGAACTCAAGGAAATGATGAGCAAAATCTTTGACAAAATTGACGCAAAGCAGGATAAATAATGGACATTACTGGATTAGGCGCTGTATCTGATTTAGTTAACACCGCCATTAACAAAATCTGGCCTGACAAGACTGAAGCTGACAAACAGCAACTTGCAGCGGCTGTAATGGTAGTACAAGGACAAATTGATACCAATAAAGCAGAGGCAGTAAACCCAAGCGTGTTTGTCTCGGGCTGGCGTCCATTTATTGGTTGGGTCTGTGGCGCAGCTTGTGGCTGGAACTGGATTGGCTTGCCGATTGCTAAAGTTGGACTAACATTGACTGGACATTCTCTTGATCTATCTCCCGCCAATCTTACCGAAATGCTTCCCGTTCTTATGGGTATGCTTGGACTTGGTGGACTTCGTACAATTGAAAAAATAAACGGCGTAGCATCAAAGTAACGTAAATATGTTAAGTTCCTGAAGTTTGCTCTAAAGGACTAACATGAAA